AGTTTTGTTTCATGGGGTAGAAAATAAATTAGGGGGTGGTAAACAAAATGCGTGGCAGAAAACCAATACCGAGCCATTTAAAAATCTTAAACGGTTCTTTAGACAAGATGCCAGTTGACGTGCCTGTACCTATTGGCGAATTATCAACCGCGCCTGATTGGTTAAGCGATGAACAAAAAAAATCTTGGAATTACGCGATTGAAAATGCACCCGAAGGTTTGCTTAAACGTTTAGATAAATCTATTTTGTGCACTTGGGTGGTAGCTGAAGACTTGCACAGGCAAGCGGTACAAGTTGTGAATAGAAGCGGTATGATTATAAAATCACCTGTTAAGGGTGAACCAATGCAAAACCCATGGTTAGCAATTGTCAACAGGCAAGCAACATTAATGATGAAAGCCGCTAGTGAAATGGGCTTCAGCCCGACAAGTCGCAACCGCGTATCAATTAAAGATGAGAACCAAAATGACCAAAACCCATTTGCAGAATTTGCTAGGGGTTGAACGAGCAAACCATTACATAGAAGATGTTTTGTCAAATAAAGTGCTAGCTTGCCATTGGGTAAAACGGGCTTGCCAAAGACAAAAAGATGATTTGCTTAATAATGATTTTAAATATGAATTTGACCATGAAAAAGCAAATTCAATTTGCAGGTTTGTTGAAGCGTTGCCACACATCAAAGGTTCACAGTTTGCTGGCAAACGTTTATTATTAGAACCTTGGCAATGTTTTATTCTTACTACTGTGTTTGGTTGGGTAAATAAAAATACCAAATTACGAAGATACAAAACCGTTTACATTGAGTGCCCACGCAAAAACGGCAAGTCAACTTTATCTGCACCCGTTGCACTTTACTTATTAGCCGCAGACAAAGAAGCAGGTGCTGAAATATACTCAGCCGCAACTACTCGCGAACAAGCAAAGATTGTTTGGGAAGACGCTAAACGAATGGTTGACCGTAGCGCAGGTTTGCGTTCTGCGCTTGGTGTTGCAACTTCTGCTCATTCTGTTTATGTAGAACGTACCGCAAGCACGTTAAAAGCGTTGTCACGCGACCAACAGGGCAACCTTGACGGCTTAAATATTCACGGTGCAATCATTGATGAGTTACATGGGCATAAGGACAGGGGCGTTTGGGATGTTATTGAGACGGGAACGGGTGCAAGAAGGCAGTCTTTAATATGGGCAATCACCACAGCAGGTAGTAATAGGGCAGGAATTTGCTATGAACAACAGGCATATGTACGCAAAATACTAGATTCGGTGCACGTTGATGACACATATTTTGGCATCGTTTACACAATTGATGAAGGCGATGACCCGTTTAGCCCCATGGCTTGGGAAAAAGCTAACCCAAATTACGGCGTCAGCGTTGACCCTGAAGACTTGGCTCGCAAATCTAGCAAGGCATTGCAAATGGCGGCGGCGCAAAATAACTTCTTGACCAAACATTTAAACGTCTGGGTAAACGCGGATACGTCATGGATGAACATGCAATCATGGGACAAATGCGCTGATGTCACCTTAAAAGAAGATGATTTCTTTGGGCAAGATTGCATCATTAGTTGCGATTTAGCTACAAAAATTGATATTACTGCTAAAATCAAAATATTCTGGAAAGTTATAGATACCAAAACTCATTATTATGTGTTTGGGAAATATTATTTACCAGAAGAAGCGGCTGAAGACAATAGAAATTCTCATTATCATGGGTGGGCAAAGCAAGAAAAGCTCACCTTAACCGATGGAAATGTAACAGATTACAGCATTATTGAAGATGAAATCAAACAAGATGCCGCACGATTTAACGTGATAGATGTGGCATTTGACCCGTGGCAAGCGTCAGCTATTATGCAAAGACTGCAAACTGAAAATTTGCCTGTCCGAGAATATAGGCAGACGGTTCAAAACTTGAGCGAACCAATGAAAGAATTGGAAGCGTTAGTTTTACAGGGTAGAATACATCATAATAATGACCCAGTTCTAACTTGGATGATTTCAAACGTGGTGGCTCATACAGATGCAAAAGAAAACATTTATCCCCGCAAAGAATTCCCAGAAAATAAAATTGATGGGGCGGTTGCTTTGATTTGCGCTCTTGGGTTAGCAATTACTAAAGGCGATGATGCTTCGTCTTTTAATGATTTCATTTCACGCCCGATAGGTGGTTAAATGGCAACTTTTTGGTCAACAATATGGTCGAGTTTAGTAGGTGGCACAACAACTGAACGCAACGTGGGCACTCAATACGCCTCACCTGCGTATGCTGAAAACTCAGCCGTTGCTGTTACAGAAGACACGGCTATGCAAGTGTCCGCTGTTTGGGCTTGCGTAAAGCTATTATCTGAAACTGTTTCAAGTTTGCCGTTAAATATATATGAAAAAGACCGCAAGCTGGTAGCAAACGACTTCTATTTTCAATCGTTTATTAATCATAAGCCTAACCGATACCAAACGCGACAAGAGTTTTTTGAAACAATGATGCTGAACTTGACGTTGCATGGTAACGCATACGCAAGAATCACTCGTATCAATGGCAAGATTATTAATTTAATGCCGTTAATGTCAGCGCAAGTCGAAGTAAACTTAGCAAATGATGGCTCAATTGTTTATCAATATACTAGTGATAACTCGGTTGAATTTCTTGCAGAGCAATCAGTTTGGCATATAAAATTGTACGGTAATGGAATTATTGGCAAGTCACCTTTAGCGTTTGGGCGCAATATGGTTGGAATTGCTCAAGCCGCAGAGAAAACAGTTACGCGAATTTACACAAATGGTGGCAAACGTTCAGGCGTTTTGGTGTTAGACAAATTATTAACATCAGCACAGCGCGACCAAGTGCGTGAAAACTTTAGCAGTTTAACAACCAGTACAGATGAACGGTTGTTAGTGCTTGAGATGGGTATGAAATTCGACCCAATTGCCATGTCTCCTCAAGATATTGAGTTGTTATCTTCACGCAAGTTTCAACTGGAAGAAATATGTCGATGGTTTGGCGTTCCTTCTATTCTGGTAAATGACACAAGCGGTTCAACTGCTTGGGGTAGTGGCATTGAACAACTGGTTAGCGGGTTTTACAAATTAAATTTACGACCATATTTAGAACGTTTTGAAGCAAGCATTGATGCGAACCTATTAACAGAAAGCGAACGTAAAATTTACCGTTCTGAGTTTGATTTTGAAGGCTTATTGCGGTCTGATTTTAAGTCTAGGTTAGAAGGTTATCGCACAGCGATTGCAGGGTCTATACTAACGCCTAATGAAGTTCGTAAATTGGAAAATTGGGATGCATTGGCAGGTGGGGACAGTTTGCTTTCACAGGTAAATATGACGCCACTTGAAAATTTAGGGGTACAAAATGAAACACAAATTACTCAACCTTGATTGCACAGACGTTAAGTTTTACGAAGGTAGGCAAGGTGTATTTAGCGGTTACGCTTCAATGTTTAACGGTAGAGATAGCTATAACGATACAGTTATTGCAGGCGCTTATGCCAAAACATTAACTGAACGTGATAGACCCGTGCAGATGCGGTGGAATCATAGTGGCGAAATTATTGGAAAATGGACTAGAATAGAAGAAGATGCAAAAGGCTTGTATGTAGAAGGTGAGTTGACACCTAACCATTCAAAAGCAATGGATGTCTATGCAAGCCTAATACATGAAGCTATTACAGGGTTGTCAATTGGCTATATTCCGATTATATTTAAAGATAATGAGTACGGTGGGTTAGATTTAATTGAGGTAAAACTTGTGGAAATATCAATTGTTGAATCACCAGCAGATTTAAATGCTCAAGTGAGCCGTATTAAATCATCTGTAGATGCCGCTACTACTATTAAAGAGTTTGAAAATATCCTGAGAGAGTCTGGATATTCTCGCTCAGACGCCACTTGGTTTGTGGAAGGTCTGAAACGTGTTGTTCAGGGTGAGCCTGAAGCACAAAAAAAGGTTGAGTTAACCCCAGAGGAACTCAAATTTGCTTTCCAGACTTTACTTTTAAGGAAATAAAAATGTCTGAATTAATTAAAGCCCTAGACGATGGGTTAAAGTCCGTAGAGGACAAATTGTCAATGAAACTTGAATCAGCTATTGAAAAATACGAAGGTCAAGTTTCTACATACGGTAAAGCCCAAGAGGAAATCAAGGCGGAAGTTAAGGCATTAGCCCAAGATTTTCAAACTAGCATTACTGAAATTGCTCAAAAGATGGAAAATGGCAAGCCAGTTGAAATGGCTAGTTCTGCTGGCGAAGAATTTGTTAAGTCTGAGCAATTTAAATCATTGCTCAACGGTCAAGTACAACGCGCTCGTTTAGAAGTTAAAGCTACAGTATCTGATAGCACAACAACTTTCCCAAATCAACGACCTGCTGTTATTCGTGGCGATTTCTTGCCTCTAACCATTCGTGAATTATTTACGCAAATCCCTGTTACCAGCAACTTGGTAAACAGCTTGCGTGATTCATCATTCACTAATGCCGCGGCTGAAGTTGCCCAAGGTGCGGCTAAACCTGAGTCATCAGCCGCTTTTGAGCAGTACAATGTGCCAATTACTACCGTAGCGCATTGGATTAAAGTGTCAAATCAGTTATTGGCTGACGCTCCTGCTATCGTTGCGTACATTGATTCACGCGCCCGTGACGGTTTGGCTCAACGTATTGATGCACAATTGTTAAATGGCAATGGCACGACACCTAATATTTCAGGCTTAACAGATACAGGTAACTTTATTGCCTATACTCCGACAGCTTCTGACCTTTTGGTTGACGCCATTAATCGTGCTAAGTGGGCATTGTGGGCAACAGGTAACACACCTGATACCGTCATTGTCAATCCTGCTGATTGGGGCGCAATGGAGCGTACTCGTGAAGGCACAGGTACTGGTCAATACCTTTACGGCATTGGAATGAATGGTACAAATCCATTCGGTTTGCGTATTGTCATTAGTAACAACATGGCGGCTGGCAAATTCTTGGTAGGTGCTATTTCTAACAGCACAGCACTTTATGTACGTTCAGGTGCTACTGTTGAGATGGGCTACGTCAACGATGACTTTACTAAAAACTTAGTGACTATTCGTGTTGAAGAACGCCTTGGTTTAGGTGTTGAGCGCCCAAGCGCTTTGCTTTACGGTGATTTTACAGTTTAATAACTGTATGACGTAAACTAAGGGGGTTGGGTCACAAGCCTGACTCCCTTTTTTAATATGGGGTAAGCATGAAAGTTTCCGTTACAGCAAAAGTTATACTTGATGATAAATTGGGTAAACTTATAAAAGACCAAGTTGTCGATTTGTCCGACCAAAAAGCAAATTTTTATATTCAGCGAGGCGATGTTATCCTTTATCAAACTAAGGTCGTGCATGAACGACCAGTTGCTCCCGAAGTATCGGTTGAAGCAGAAGAAGTTGACAAAAAGCGCGGTCGTAAACCAAAGACATGGCTGACTAAATGAGCAACGTTGTATTTCCATTCTGGCAAAATTTACGGAAATTGTTGGTTGACCGACAGGATGGAACTCACGCAGAACGGGTAGAAGCCTACCCACCGACTAAGTTAATGACGGATGAAGATGGCGTCTACGCCCGTTTGCGCGTAGACGTTGGTCAAACAGGTTTCTTTGCAGGTCGTGAGGCTCGTACATTGTACGAATTCAGTATTGCAAGCGGTGCGACTCAAGTTATTAAAGTAATTTCGCCAACCGATACTATTGTTCAACAATTATCGGTTGATTTGTTTCTTGCTGAGATACGTTTAGAACTTGTAGTAGGAGGCACAGAGGGTGGCACGTTTGCTACCCCGTTGCCAATATTTAAAACTAACACGATGTCAACGGCTTCAGATTATGAGCCGCAAATTACAATGAATCGAGGCGGCACACACACGGGGGGTACGGTGGTTGATTTGATTCAGACCATGACTGACACAAACCATAACAAAGCGACACCCGCTGGGGCGAGTGAGGAATCACCACAAGGCTTTGCGGCGGGAACTTTTTACATTCGACTAATCAATACTGACGGTGCGACTGCTACAGGCATATTCAGAGCACGATGGGAAGAGCGACCATGAGTTATTTAATTAAGACAGTACAGCCGACTTCTGAGCCAGTTTCTCTAGCTGAAGCTCAGTTACATTTGCGACTTGACACGGAAGGTTCTCCTGCATCGCACCCTGATGATTCTTTGGTTAATATTATGATTAGCGCATCTCGTGAAAATGCGGAACAATACACAGGCGTCACCATTTCTTCTGCAACGTATGAAATGGTTGCGTCAATAAATAAAGATAATATTAATTTGCAAACGTTTCCAGTTACCAGTATTGCCTCTGTTACCTATGTAGACAGCGAAGGCGCAACTCAAACGGTTAGTTCTAGCACTTATAGTATTAACAATTATTATCGCCCATCTCGGCTGTATTTTACAAATGAGGTAGGCGCTTATGATTTAACAATTACCTTTACAGCAGGTTACACAGACGGGGAAAGCCCAAACCCATTCCCAACACCAGCAGGAGTTAAGGCGGCAATATTGTTAATGGTTGGAAATTTATATGAAAACCGAGAAAGCGTATCTAATATGCAATCTTATGAAAGACCGCAATCGGCTGTTTATTTATTAACCCCTCACAGAATTAATATGGGTGTGTAATGGATATTGGCAAACTAAACAAACGAATTACGCTACAAAGCCGTTCAGCTACGCTTGACGACTATGGTCAAGAACTTAACACTTGGTTAGACGTGGCGACTGTTTGGGCTAATGTCAAACCGATTAGTGGTCGTGAAAAATTGCGCTCAATGGCAATAGAGTCAGAACTTACTCATACAGTATCAATTAGGTATAGACTCAATTTTATGCCGCCAAAAACAGTTGATGCTTGGCGCATTAATTACACCACCCCTGCTGGTGTTCGCATATTTAATATCACTTCAGCTCGTGATGTTGACGAAGAACGCAAATATATTATTTTTGATTGCACCGAAGGCAACGAGGTGGGGCAATGACCATAGTCAAAGGCGTATCGGGCTTAAAAGAATTGGATAATATGCTTAAGCAGTTACCCGCGAACATTGAAAAAAATGTTTTGAAGGGTGCTTTGCGAGCAGGGCAAAAAGTATTAGCTGATGCAGTTAAGATGAATTTGCGCCACAACGGTTCTGTTGGCACGGGCGAATTAGAAAAAAGCGTTAGAGTAAGGTTTAAAAGACAAAGTGAACGCTTCGGTTGGGTTCGCTCTTACGTAATGGTTGGTAATGAAAAAGCATATTATGGTCATTGGCTTGAATATGGGACGGCAAGTTATTATTCAGGAAGTGGCAGAACGGTTGGGGGCGCTTATGAAATAACGCCAAAAGTAGCAGGTAGTTTGTTTCTTGGCGGTGTATTGCGGGAATCAGTTATACACCAAGGGATACAACCAAAGCCATTTGTTCGCCCCGCGGTAGACAGTCACACAGATGCGGCTTTAGACCAAGTCGTTGAATATATGCGTAAACGCATACCAAAAGAAATGAAAAAGGGCGGCTTATGAACGCTGAAATTATTATTGCTAATTTACTAAACGTTATAGGCGTAACAAACTTAGTGGGAAATAGGCGAGCGTTAGGTCAATTGCCACAAAACACGGCAATGCCTGCGTTGGTCTATAATATAATTGATGGAGTAGCTGAACCAAACGTTGCTTATCAGGTAGGAGTTCAACGTGCATTTGCTAGAATACAAATAAATCCATTGGCTTTGACTATACCTGAGTTAAAATCAATAAACCAAGCTGTGAGAACGGCATTGGACTTTAAGCATCAACAGACCGTTGCGGGAAAATTGATTATTAGTTGCAGATTTGATACGATAAGAGAAATTAGTCGTGATATTGATTCAGGGATTTGGACTCAATCAACGGACTATATTCTTAGATATTACGAATAATGTTTTTTATTGGAGTTTATTATGACCGTCTTTACATCAGCAGGTACAACACTTAAGATTTCAGCTTCAGCACCAGCGACTTTTGACGCTTCAGGCTATGGCGCTTTAACACTTACAACAGTTGGCGAAATTACAGACCTTGGCGAGTTTGGTCGTGAGTTTGCGCTCGTTACCCATATGCCAGTCGGTAGCCGTGGCACACAGAAATTTAAAGGCTCATTTAACGAAGGCACAATGGCTTTGTCATTAGGTCTTGATACAGACGATGCTGGTCAAATTTTAATGAAAACCGCTTCTCTTTCAGACAGCAACTACAGCTTTGAAGTTACAACTCAAAACGGCGACAAGTATTACTTCCAAGCCAAAACAATGAGTTTTAAAATCAATGTTGCAGGTGTCGATTCAATTACTACTGCAAGCGCTAGTCTTGAACTAACTACAAATTCAGCAGGCGTAGGTATTGTTGAAGTTCTAGCCGCTTAATGCGCCGCAAGGCGAACCAAGCACCGACTGTTGACCTTCTTCTTCCATCGCTGGGGGAAGGGGTCAGCGGCACGGGCAATCCAACCAGCGAAAAAAAGGAAGTAATTATTATGTTTGACATTTCAAAATTAGCTGTTGCGGCTACGTCAATTATTGACTTAGAAGACCCCAATGGCGATTTGCTTGTAAATGACAAAGGTGACACGATTAGCGTCACCGTATATGGTCCAGGCTCTAAACAGTTCCAAAAAGCTAGTGGTATTCGTAACCGTGCCATTCTTGACTATGTACGCAAGGGCGGCAAAAAGCTGAAAGATGATGAACAACGCGAATTAGATGCTGACTTTTTAGCATCTTGCACAGTTAGCTTTAACGGCTTTACGTATAAAGAGTTTACGGGTTACGAAATGTTTAAAAACGCTTACCTTGACCCGTCAATTGGTTTTGTGTCAGAGCAAGTTAATAAAGCAATCGGTGACTGGTCAAATTTTACGCAAGCGTCACCGAAGATTTAATTCTTTATGCGAGACAGTTGGGGTGGTTTCATGCCATTCCAAAGTCTGAGAAATCATCAAAAGAAAAGATAATCAGCCGTGGCGAACGGATTACTTTAAACGGTGGCACGCCTTTAATGCCAGAGGTTGATGCAGAATATTTATTGTCGCATTGGCAGAGCATGGGTTTAGTGTCTACAGGAGCAATGGGAGCAATTGCGTTATCTTCATCTGAAATAATGGCGTGGAGCGTCTTGTCTGCGGTAGAATTAGAACCGTGGGAATTTAATTGTATTCGTCAAATGTCGCAAAACTATGTGAGTTCTTTGTATAGTGGCGAAAACGCTAATGAACCGCCGCCATTTGGTAGTTTGGCGCAGGAATTTGACAAAACAATTGTTGGCAACAAAATTGCCAATGCTTTTAAATCGTTCATTATGGCGGGTCGCAAAACATGAAACCAGTTGCCAATCTAGTTATTGAAATGGCCGCCAATGTAGCGCGGCTAGAAAAGGATATGCAGTCGGCTCGCAGAAGCGTTGACGGGGCGATGCAAAAAATTCAACGTAGCGCACAAATGGCTATGCGAGCATTGGGTGCGCTTGGGCTTGGGTTAGGTGCGGCTCAATTAACGTCATTTGTTAAAGGCGCTATTGACGCTGGCGACAGAATGCAAAAGCTGTCACAACAAACTGGTATTGCTACACAAAACATTGCGGGTTTGCAATTAGCTTTTCGGCAAGGTGGTGGCTCGGCGCAAGAAATGGAGACTGCGGTTGCTAAATTAGTCACCTCAATGAGCAAGCAGACTGACACGTTTAAGTCTTTAAATATTACAAGTAAAGACACTTTCGGTGCGTTGTCACAAGTAGCAGATAAATTTCAACAAATGCCAGACGGGGCTAAAAAGTCAGCTTTGGCTTATGAATTATTTGGTCGTTCTGGGTTGCGTTTAATACCTATTTTGAACCAAGGTTCAGAAGGTTTGCAAAGTTACATTGCTTTGTCGCAAAAATTAGGGACATCAGTTACGCCTGAAACAGCAAAGGCGTTTGAGAAATATAACGACACAATGGATACGGTGTCAGCGGCGATGGAAGGGTTGGCTATGCAAGCCGCTACAGCCCTTGTTCCTGCGTTGCAATCAGTAGCTGATTCCTTATTAAGCCTATTTGAAAGCGGTGCTGTACAGCGCGGTTTAGAGAACCTAATTGACGCTTTTAAAATACTTGGCGTTATTATGGGCGCTAAATTGATTGGCGGCATTGCAGGGGTATTGGGCGGATTACTCTCGGTCACGGCTGGCATGACTGCCGCAACGGGCGCGACAGCTGGATTGACTGTAGCAATGACAGGCTTAAAAGGCGTGATGGCTTTCTTAGGTGGTCCTGTTGGTTTAATTGTGACAGCCGCAAGTGCGTTAGTTTATTTTGCAGAAAAATCTTATGCCGCAGAAAACAGCGCAGAAGGGTTGGCTGATAAATTAGGGTTAGCCAATGACGCATTGCGTACCATGAGTCAAATTCAAATTGAGCAAAAGATTGTTGAAGTTGCCGTTGAATTGCAAAAACTTGAAACACAAGCGTTAGAAACCGCAGTACAAATGGCATTGTTAAATGACCAAATATCTGACCCAGAAGCGTATGCGTTTAGCGGTGGTCAATTATCTAACCAGTTAGGCACAATTAATGCACGCGCAGAAGCCTTTAGGACTCTTTTAGAAAAATTAAAGGCACAGTTAGTTAGCAATCAAGACCCACTTAAAAAAATGAAGTCAGGGTTGTCTGACATTTCTGATTCAACAGAAAATGTTGAAGACAAAATCAGGGACATGATTCGCGCATATGACGACCAAACGTTAATGATGGAAATGACAAGTCGTGAAAAAGAATACTTTTTATTCTTAAACGATTTAGAAGGTGAAGGCGTAAAAGCTAACACAAAATTATATTATCAATTAACTGAAGCTTATAAAAGTGCACAAGACGCACGTACCAAAACAGAGTCTAACATTGCTTTCCAAGAGGCTGAAAAGAAAGCAATGGAGGCTAGACTTGAAGACCGCATAAAAGCGGAAGAAGATTTTGCCGCAGAAGCACAAAAGATTAACGACCAAATAGGTCAGTCATTAACTGATGCGTTGGTCAATGGCGGTCAAAGTGCAAAAGACTTTATTGCCAACATGTTTAAGACGCTTATTTTGCGCCCATTGTTGCAACCGATTATTTCAGGCACTTTGGGTGCTTTAGGTGTTGGTGCTTCGGGCGCGGCATTTGCGGGTATTGAAGGCGCGGTAAGCGGTGGGGGGGGGACTGACTTTCTAGGTCTTGCTTCTACGTTGAAAGATGGGTATTCAATGTTGTCTAGTGGGTTTGCGTCTGTTGGTGCGGCGGCTACGTCTATGGCTCAATCAGCTTTAGGAATGGAAGCCGCATTAGCATCTGCGGCAGTTACTCCAGCCGCAAACGCATCTGTTATGGCTATTGAAGCTTCTGCCGCAACAGTAGGAGCCGCCGCAACGGTATTAGCAGGTGTAGCCGCAGGTATTGGAGCAGGAACATTTATCTCAGGTCAATACGCTTTAGGCGGTGACCAGATTATTTCGACTGGTCTAGGTACGGCGATTGGCACAGGTATTGGATTTGCAGTAGGAGGACCAATAGGTGCGGCTATCGGCGCATTCTTAGGTGGCGCGGCAGGCGGCTTAGTCAACCGCGCATTCGGGCAAGGTCCGAAAGAAACACAAAACACGGGTCTGATGGGAACAATCGGTGCAGGTGGCACTAGCCTATCATCATTTACTGATTGGAAACGGTCAGGTGGGTGGTTCTCTAGCGGCTCTAGTGGTCGCAATATAGGCGGGGTAGACCAAGGCATAGTCGATTATTTTAATGGAACCTTGGCTCTTGTAAGCGGTTCTGTGAAGGTCATGGCTGAGTCAATCGGTTTATCTACAAATGAAATAGCAGGCTACACACAACAAATACAAATTAGCTTGCTTGGGCTTACTCAGGTTCAGGCACAGGAAAAGTTACAAGAAGCCATTAATAACTTCACCAATGGTTTGATTGTGAAGTCGTTACCTGTTATCAAGCGTTATCAACGTGAGTCAGAAACAGCAAGTGATACATTGACACGTTTGTCGCAATCTTTAGCAACCGCAAATCAGCTATTTCAAGCAATGGATATGACAACGCTTGAGTTATCGGTGCAAGCGGCTGACTCGGCAAGCACCCTGATTGATTTGACGGGTGGCATTGATGCGTTCTTAAGCAAGATGGATTTTGTTTATCAAAACTTCTTTACCAATCAAGAGCGTGTAGATAAGGCAGTTGCAAACTTAAGTGGCACGTTTGAGTCGCTTGGGCTTGTAATGCCCGATACACGGGAGCAATTTAAAGAATTAGTGACTATTGTGCAAGCCGCAGGTAGCAACACATTGCTTGCCGCGTTGCTAGAGATTGCTCCTGCCTTTGATTCAGTCACTACAGCATTGGAAGGTGAAGCAGTAGCGGCGGCGCAGATTGCACAAAACATTCTTAACGAACGTTTAGCGTTTGAAACCAAAATCTCGCAAGCATTAGGCGACATTGCCACCATACGGCAACGCGAGTTAGAAAGCATTGATGAGTCAAACATTGGTTTAGCGATGGCTTTATATGCCTTGGCTGACGCACAAGATGCGCTGTCAATTTCGACAAACCAAACCGACCAAGCGTTTGCAGATTTGCAAGAGTCTTTAGAAACACGTTTGACCACTACTCTTAAGCAATTACAAATCGAGTTTGATGCGTTAACAGCATCGCTTGATGCACAAATTTTAGCGGCGACTGAAGCTGAGTCTGCGGCTAGAAACAACATTAACTCGCTCAAAAGTGTCTTTACTTACCTGCAAGAACAGATTAACGACCTAAATGGTCTAGGCAACACAACTTACAGTTTCGCTCAAGCAATGGCTTACTTGGCACTAGTCGAGCAAAATATGCTTGGCGGTCAAGGCGCACCAGACCAAGCGCAGTTGGCATCTGTTGTATCGGGCGCTAGAGCAAGTTTGTCAGACACCTCAATGTTCTCCTCATCGTTTGAGCAACAAAGAGCCACAGGCTTATTAGTCGCTCAGTTGACACGTTTAAAAGATGCAACTAGTAATCAAATAACGATTGAAGAAAAGCAACTATTAGTAGCACAAGAGCAGTTGCGCTCACTATACAGTGCTTATGACCAAGCAACGCTTCAATACTCGGCTGACCAACAATCGGCGCAAGATGCTTATAACAATGACTTAAGTGCCGCTAAAAACCAAATTGACGTGTTGCGCGGCATTGATAATTCTGTTTTTTCAGTTGAGCAAGCGATTGATAGATTAAACGTTGCAACGCTTTCTGAACGTGACCGCATAGTGACTTTGCAAGAATTAATGATTTCGTTGCAACAAGACGCCAATGCTCGCGCACAAGCTGAAGAAAATCGAATACTAGCGGAGCGTCAAGCGGCAATAGACGCACAAATCGCACAAGAACAAGCGTTGGCAAAGGCTAAACTTAGGGCTGAAGAAGTCGCTTTGGCTGAAAGTATTGCAATCGAAAACGCCAGAATTGCTCAAGAAATCAAAGCCGCAACAGACGCGGCAAACCGTGCCGCGATTGATGCCGCCGCAAAAGAAGCCGAAGCCAGAAGGCAACGAGAGTTGTACGACGTACTTTTTCAAAGTGCATTTGGTGACTTTGGTAGTGGTAATACAAACGCCAATTTTAATCCAGACGGCTCTATAATTGGAAACGCTGACGGCGGTATGTTCCAAGGTGGTGTGTCATTAGTCGGCGAGGAAGGTCCTGAATTGGTCAACTTTGCTCGACCATCAATGATTTATACAGCAGGTGAAACCGCAGACATACTAAAAGGCGGGAATGATAACGCAGAAACAGCTTATGAAATCCGACAGTTGCGTCAAGAAAACCAAGCGCAATCAAGGGCAATGGTATCATTACAATCAAGAATGACACGGTTAATCGAGCAATGGGACGGCGATGGGCTACCTACTGAAAGATATGAGGGTGTGACACCATGAGTACAGATGCAAACGCATTAACAATTGTCCGACCACTAGCTATTACTGACACGATTCTTGACTCTACAGACGTGCCTGAGAACGACTATGCAGAGTGGGGAGTAGGCACAACCTATGCTCTAGGTGATAGAGTAATTCTGACCTCTACGCATCGTATATATGAAAGTCTACAGACGAGTAACACGGGCAATAGCCCCACGGCTACAGCCTCGACATTTTGGGTAGATGCAGGTCCGACTAACCGTTGGGCGGCATTTGACACATCGGTATCTACGCAAACGGCGCAAGCAAGTAATATTACTTATACCTTAATTCCAAATGAGGCTATTAACTCAATTGGTATTTTAAATATCACAGCAGGTACGGAAATTAACATTACTATGGTGTCACCCGCCACAGGGTCGCCTGGGATTGTCTACGAACGAACGGTTGACTTATCTGCTTTACCATTAACGCCAGATTGGTGGGCTTGGTTCTACGGTCAGAAAGCCGCACCGACTCAATCCATTGCGCTAGACTTGCCCTCTTATACGGACTGCGAAATCACTATTGAAATATTAGGCGGCTCTGATTTAGCGGTTGGCGTGGTGCTAATCGGTTCTCAGCAGAACTTTGGACTTGGAATTAAATACGGTGCAAGGGTCGGCATACAAGATTATTCACGCAAAGAGACTAACACTTTTGGTGAAACAATACTTGTACAACGGGCTTTTGCAAAAAGAGCCAACTTTAATTTATTCATAAACAAGTCAGAAGTTGATTCATTTCAAACTACATTGAGTACAATTAGGGCTGTACCTGTTCTCTGGATTGGAAGTGATGATTATGAGTCAACAACGTTGTTTGGCTTTTACAAAAACTTTGATATTTTAATCAGTTACCCAGACCACTCGGACTGCGAACTTGAGATAGAAGGATTAATTTAATATGGCTATTACACCATTACCCCCCGCGCCACTACCCACAGACAGCACAGCGCAATTTAACACCAAAGCATTTGATTGGGTCGCAAGTCTTGAAGACTTTGTGACTGAAACCAATGCGACTGCGACTGCTGTTGATGTTGCTAAAGATGACGCTGAAACTGCGGCTAGTAATGCCGCGACAAGTGCCGCTAACGCCGCAACGCAAGTAACGTTAGCCGCTAATCAGGTAACGCTTGCCGCAGGGCAAGTGGCATTAGCCGCTGACCAAGCAGATGCCGCCGCCACTAGCGCAGAGACAGCCGCCGCCGCTACAAATGCGGTGCTATGGGTATCGGGTACGACCTACGCCATTGGATTCTTAGTCTACTCGCCAATTGATAAACGAGCGTACCGTAGACTTACAGCGGGTTCGGGCACGACTGACCCATCGGCTGATGCTACGAATTGGTCGCAACTTACACGTGTGGTCGAGCAAGCAGACATCGGCACAGCCCCCAACGAGATACCGTTAAACCAATACCTCGGCTCACTTGCTTATCAAGACTTAGAGAACGTGACGATTGATGGCGGTGTGGCTACTCTTGATACGGCAACGATTACCTCTATTCAGAACGACACAGCGATTAGTAATGTCGAACCGTCTTTGATGCTTAACTTTGCACAAGTCAAGAAGCTAGACCCACGCATTACGTATGCTCGTGCAAGTACGGCTACATACTATGATGGTGTTACAAACTCTAAGGCTGAGGAGAATTTACTGACGTATAGTCAAGAGTTTGATAATGTGGTTTGGTTAAAATCAGCGACTACAGTAACAGCTAATTCAATAGTTGCCCCTGATGGCACTACTACTGCTGACACAGTTTCGGCAGCAGGAACAAACTATAATGCGGTTTACCGTAGTTTCTCAGCAGTTTTGTCTGCTGGGGTTTGTACTTTTTCTTTTTATGCCAAACAAGGAACAAAAGGCATTGTTAGATTTGACGCTAACTCTGCATTGACTGGCAGTCTTGACGTTAGGGCAAACTTTGATTTAGTCAACGGAGTTTTAGGTACTGTTGATACAGGCACTTTAACAGCATCAATGGTAGACGCAGGGGACGGGTGGTATCGTTGCATTGTTTATTGGACACGGTCAGGGGCAGCATCAGCTAACGGCATTATTGCAATGTCTGATACAACAAGCTCTGCGTTTGGTTCTAACTCAACATCTGGTGATTTTTACCTCTGGGGCGCACAATTAGAACAACGCTCTGCCGTATCCTCATACACTCCGACTACTACTCAGCCGATTACACTTTATCAACCAACATTGCTCACAGCACCTAGTGGCGTGGCTCGCTTTGACCACAACCCGACTACTACAGAGTCATTGGGATTGCTGATTGAGGAACAACGGACTAATTTGTTGACGTACTCTGAGCAGTTTGATAATGCGGCTTGGGTTAAATCAAATTCTACTGTAACAGCGAATCAAACAGTTGCGCCTGACGGCACTTTGACTGCTGAAAAATTTGTGGCAACTACAGCTTCTGCACCACACGGCATGTACATTACATCAACGAGTATGGCGGCAAATACTTATACAGCTAGTGTCTTTTTAAAAGCAAAAGAAAACCAATTTGGCGGGTTAACTCTTGCAGTTAGCAATGGTCGTGTTGGTCTTAACGTTGATTTATTAGCTGGTGTTATTACAAGCACTTATTCTAGTGGGCCGACTTTAGTAAATTCAAATGTTGAACCTGTTGGTAACGGTTGGTTTAGGGTAAGCGTTACAGCCAGTAATTTAATAACAGCAACAATGTACACTTTACCTTTTTTATCAGATTCTGCAACGCCAACTTGGGTTCCAGCAGATGTAGTTCCTACCTACACAGGCGATGGTTACTCAGGCATCTTTATCTGGGGCGCTCAATTGGAGGTTGGCGGGTTTAGCACATCTTACATACCCACGGTAGCCTCACAAGTGACACGAAGCGCAGACTCAGCCGTAATTACTGGAAGCAATTTTAGTAGTTGGTACTCGCAAGGTCAAGGTTCTTTATATACAGAAAGCATTGTTAGAAGCGTATCCCCAACTAATAATTATGCTGTCGTTGCTTTACTTCAAACTAACGGTTCTGCAAATAATAGAATGTCTATGTGGCAAGGCGGTGGACTTTCTGGGTTTCCACTTGGGTACAGACTTTTTGTTTATGCAAACTCAGCTACACAAGTGGTTATAGACGCAACTTCTGGTATGACGGCAAATGTTCCAGAAAAAATGGCTGCAATTATTGAAAATAATGATTGGGTTTTGGTTAAGGGTGGCAATATTCTTGGAACCTCAACAGTAGGCACAATGAATGTGCCTGACCGAATGTATATTGGCTCTAGTGGAATTGGAACAACCTCAATTTATCCTCTCAATGGAACAATCAAAAAACTCTCCTACTTTCCCGCCCGTCTAAGTAACGAAGAACTTCAGGAAATGACATCATGAGCATAATTAAACTAATCGGTGACGCACCTAATCAAGTCAGTCGCAATCGTGACTTGGGAAGTATGGCGTATCAAGACTTAGAAAGCGTGGTTGTAGGGCAAGTCAAGATTATCGGGTCAAATTCCACAGACCCTAATACTTTAGACTCATATGAGGAAGGCACTTGGACTCCAAGCATTGGTGGGGATGCAACTTACTTTGCACAAACTGGAACATATACCAAGATTGGTAACGTAGTGCATATATCGGCAAGGTTGCATATTAATATCAAGGGTACTGGTTCAGGTACGACTTTTTCAGGGTTGCCATTCACAAATGGAGCATTAGCAGTTGGCGTAAGTCTTGGTAAGTTTACTAGTGCCGCTAACTCGTTTATTAGTGCGTATGGTGAAATAGCCGTGAGCGCTTCAACAGGTGAATTATTTGGGGTGACCACCGCTGGCAATGCTAATTATGTTGTAGGTTTTTTTACTGATGGAACGTCTGTAAATTTTTCAGCAACATACACAGTCTAAATACTGCTACATAAAAGGATAAATTATGAGCATTCAACACAACTGGTTTACGATTAATTTACTGGCATGAACATGATACCCCTCGATAAACAAGCCCACTTCCTCGCAGGTCTAGCAATCTGCTTGAGCTTTGCGCTGTTCGTGTCACCCATACTCGGTCTAATCACTGCTATCGTCTTAGGCGCTGTTAAAGAGGTCTGGGATGGCATGGGCAATGGGACTAAAGACGTTTGGGACTTTGTAGCGACTGCTCTAGGTGGGGTGGTTGGATTTGTACTAATACTTATTTCGGAGGCTCTCAGATGAGCATTTCACAGAATTACCCGATTACAAGCCCAAGCCTCTCGCTTGACTTTGCTAACACCAAGGTACTCGACCCTCGCATCACATTCTCAAGACCGACAGACGCTGTTTACTATGATGGGAAAACGGTTACGAAGGCTGAGGAGAATTTGTTAAAGTATAGTCAAGATTTTGATAATGCGTATTGGCCTAAATTCCAAACGACTGTTACCGCTAACTCAACGACCGCACCAGACGGCACTACTACTGCCGACTCTTTAGTAAATGACGGGACTAACAACTTCCACGGGACTAGGTTTGCACCATTTACTGCTAATTCAGAACCTAAAACGCTATCAGTATTTTTTAAAGCCAATCAAATAACTAATGTTTCTATTTCATTAACAGATACTGGTGGCTATCTTACTAATGGGGCTGTAGCTACATTTGATTTAACCGCTGGTACAGTTTCTAAGACAGGTGGGGCAGCCTACGTAAGTTCAAGCATAACCGCGCTTGCAAATGGTTGGTATAGGTGTTCACTTACGGCGCAGAA